TAATGATGCAGCTTTTAATGAAACTAAGAAGGCAACCATTGCGGACATTGCTCGCATGACTGGTGTGCCAGGTGTTTTGTTAGAAGATATGGATAAAGCAACATTTAGCAATATGGAGCAACTTAGCCAGATGTTTGTTAATTACACTATAATGCCATTGTGTGAAACAATAGAGGCAGAATTTAATAGAAAGATATTTTTTGAGGCAGAAAAGTACAATTATTGCACTCGTTTTAATCTTGATGGATTATTAAGAGGTGACGTGGCTGCAAGATCATCCTATTACACAACTATGCGCAATGTGTTAGCAATGTCACCTAATGAGATAAGAATTAAAGAAAATATGAATCCTTATCCGGGTGGGGATTCTTACGAGTTGCCATTAGCATCTAATATAAAGATAGAACCATCTACCGAAGGTATGGCACATGAAGGCGGTGAGGATACAATGGATATTACAGATGATACTGGAGAAGAAATGAATGGTAATGTTGATGAAACCATTAGTTAAAAATATATGGAAAAGAGAAGTATAAATTACGAGTTTAGGGCAATGCCAGAATCTCGCACGATAGTAGGAACTGCCACAGTTTTTAATTCATCCTATGACATGGGTTGGTATGATGAAGAAATGACCTCCGATGTATTTGCAACTGCAGATATGAATGATGTTGTAGCATTATTTAACCATGATGCTAATATGGTACTTGCAAGAACAAAATCAGGTACCTTAAAATTAAACTTAACAGGCAATGCTTTAGAATATTCTTTTGAAGCTCCTAATACAACTTTAGGCAATGACCTTTTAGAAATGGTTAAGCGTGGCGACGTTTATCAGTCATCATTTGCTTTTAGCGTAGAAAAAGAAGATTGGCAAGAAAATATGGGTGGTAAACCTAAGAGAATTATCCGAAGTATTAAAAAAGTATATGATGTCTCTCCGGTGACCTACCCAGCCAATCCTGACACCATGGTTGCAAAGCGCAGCTACGAGGAAATGCAAGGTGCGGTTAATGAGGAATTACAAAAAGTAATTGATATTTCTGTAAAATCAGAAATTAACATACAATCAGAGTTACGCAGGAATGCCCTGCACTTAATAAATTTAAAAACAAAATAATGACTGCAAAGGAATTAAGAGAAAAGCGGGCTTCCGATTACGCAATAATGGAGGACTTGCAAAAAAGAGCATCTGCGGAAAGTAGATTAATGAATGATGACGAAAGCAGACAATGGGATGCTGCTGACAAGTCATTTGCAAGCTACACCAATGAAATTGCTCGTTTGGAGAAATGGGAAACTATTAACCAAGAAAGTAGAGGTATACAAGAAATTGAGCAATCAATAGCTATGATGCCTACTAATCAAAGAGACATTGTAAAATCTCCAGAGTATAACTCGGCGTTTTTTAAAGCACTTTGCAAAAGGTCTTTAACAAGCAGTGAGTCATCAATGCTTAAAGAGATGCGTGGAACGGCAACAATCACAACTTCTGAAAGCGGTTTAGCTGGTGGTTATGTTATTCCTTACCAATTTTCCTACGAGCTGGAAAGGACTATGGCATATTACGGGCCAATGCTAACAGTTTCAAGGATTATAACTACTCCACAAGCAGGTACTTTGTACTGGCCAAAGGTAAATGATACTGCAACTGCTGGCAACTGGCACACTGAAGCTGGACCGGTGACTGTTCAGGATATGACATTTACAAGAGAAACTTTTAACGCACACGTTTTAAATACTTTGGTAAAAGTATCTGTTGAATGGGCAAATGACGAGTTTGGTTTGTTAAACACTGAACTACCAGTTATGTTGGGTGAGCGTTTAGGTCGTGGCTTAAATACTGCATTTACAACTGGTGATGGTTCTGGTAAGCCAACTGGCTTTAAAGATGCTGCTCCTTCCGGTGTTGCATCTGCTTCTTCAGGTGCGTTTACTGCTGCTAACTTGGTTGACCTTGTTCACAGCGTTGATGTAGCTTATAGAAATAGTCCTTCAGCTGCATTTATGATGCATGATAATATTTTATCTGCCGTTAGAAAGTTAAATTTCGACACTGCAAATAATCCGTTATTCCAACCATCATTAAGAGAAGGTACTCCAGACAGATTGTTAGGATTTAATTATTATGTAAATAATGATTTGCCTTCTGCGCAAACTACTGGAGCAAAAATAATTTACTTTGGTGATTGGTCAAAATACATTATTCGTCAAGTTGCCAACAATGTACTTGTTCCATTGCGTGAGCGTTTCATGGATGAAATGGAAATAGGTTTCTTGATGTATGCAAGATACGATGGCAAATTGCTACAAACTGCTGCAATTAAGCATTTGAAGAATTTGGGATAAGCAATAATTGGTTTGATATGGAGGAGTTGGAATATACTCCTCCATTTTAAAATATAAACAAATGGCTTGGAAAGTTACGACAGCACCAGTAAATGAACCTTGGACACTTGCCGAGGTTAAAAGCTATTTAAAGATTGATGATTCCAACGAGGATTCAATGTTAAATACTTTAATCAAAGGTGCGAGAATGGTAGCAGAGAGTTATCTTAACCAAGGTTTAATTACTCAAACAGTTACAGAGAAATTGGATAGGCTTGGCGATCCTACTATTTACCTAAGCGTTTCCCCAGTGCTTGCTGTTTCCTCTTTCCAATATGCTAATAGCGAAAATACAACAGCTACATTTGCAGCGACAGACTATGTCGTTGATACTTTTTCTAAGCCTGCCAGGCTGAACCTTGGCTATGGCAAAACATGGCCGACATTATACGGTAATATTAATGATGTTACTATAACTTATACTGTTGGCTATGGCACAGAATCAAGTGCTGTACCTTTCCAAATAAGACAAGCTATTCTTTTAATGGTAGCTGATACCTACGAGAATAGACAAGACTACGTTAAAAAATTACCTACTGCATCTCAATATTTACTCGATCAATATCGCGTTCAATATTTCTAATGAAGTATAACAAAAATGAAATTATTGGTCGAATGCGTGATCGGATTACCATCCAAAATGTCACACGTTCAAAATCTGGCACAGGTTATGCCTCGGAGTCATGGGCTGATATTACAAGCGTTTGGGCAAATGCTGAAATAAAATTACCTCCATCAAATGAAACGGTTATTGATGGAAAGAATACTGCAAAAAATATAAGCGATTTTACTATTAGATATACAACTTATATAAGCGAAGAAAGCCGTATAGTTTGGAATGAAAAATTATATCAAGTAAAAAATATTAAAGTAAGTCACGATAGGAGATTTATAAGTTTTCAAGGAGAGTTTTACGACTCCTACATTATTACTGGCGTTTCCGTTGCTGCCATTCTTTCGGCAAATGCAAGCCTATCATCCAGTGTTAAAATTATACATAGTGTTCTTGCTGCAATGAATGCGATAGCAACGACCAACGCTGAATTAACAGTAAGCCAACAAGGTCAAGTCTTGGCGGCTGCCAATCTCTCTGCATCTGGCAATGTTTCTGCCAGTGTTACAAAAGTGATACCAATCAATAGCGATGTTACGGCAAATGGCACTTTAGCCGCTTCGGTAACAAAAGCTATAAATATAGATAGTACATTAAATGCAAATGCTACTTTAGTAAGCAATGCTTTAGTGAGCAAAACTTTAATAAGTACATTAAATGCCAATGCTACGACATCGGCTGCAGTTGACGTTGTAACACAAGGCTCTGTTAGTGTGGATGCCTCATTAACTGCTTTAGGCACTGTTGCAGCTGACATTAAGCGTACAGTTACTTTGCAAAGTAGTCCAACTACCAGTGCATCAACTGCCTTAGATGCTAAACTTACCAAAGTAATTGACGCATCTATGAGTGCTGCTGCAACTACTCAAAGCACGGCACAATTAACCATATCAGTTAACGCAGCTGCAAATGCTACGGCTAACACTACGGCAAATACTTCATTATCATACACAGTCAATGCCCAGTTAAATTCAACTGCACAGACAACAGTTGACGCACAAATAACAAGGATTATATCCGCGGAAATGACTGCAACTGCACAGACAACGGTTCAGGCAGGCATCGGTGTTACCTTTGTAGCTTCTGCCATGGCATCGGCATCGTTGACAAGTGCAAACATTACAACTGTTGATAATGTAGTGGCAAGTTTATCGGGAGCGGCAACGGTTACAGGTGCAACATTAGATGTAATACAACCAACATTTAGTGCAGATTATTTAATTGTTGCTGGTGGAGGTGCTGGTGGCGGAACTGCAAATGGTGGTGGTGGTGGTGCTGGTGGTTATCGTAAATTTACAAGTCAAACATTATCTAAAATATCTTACACAGTTACCGTTGGTGGCGGTGGTACAGGTACTGCTAATGCTGGAGGTAATGGTAGTGATTCTGTGTTTATAAATACTGCAAATGGCGGTGGTGGTGGTGCAAAAGGACAGACTGGAACTGCTGCGGCATTAGGTGGTTCTGGTGGCGGTGGTGGTGGTAAAGACCCAGGTGTTGCAGGAGTAGTTACAGGAGGATCTGGTAATGAGGGAGGATTTTCACCTGTTGAAGGATTTGCAGGTGGCAATGGTATATCAATTTATTGGTACTCTGGTGGCGGTGGCGGAGGTTCTGCTGCTGTGGGTGCTATTGGACAAGGAGGATTAATTGGTGCTGGTTCTGGTTCATCGATAGGAGGTGCTGGTGGTGGTGCTACATCTGACAGTATAACTGGTTCATCTGTTGCAAGGGCAGCAGGTGGAGGTGGTGCAGCCTTTGGAACAGGAGGATCTGGAGTTAGTGGTGTATCTGGAAATGGTGT